CGGGTCCCTTGAGGTTCCCAACGGTCTTCAGCACAAGCATGGCGAGAGGTTCGCGTCCCTGGACTTGTCCAGGGCCACGCACGGGCTCTACCATGCTTGTGTCCAGGTAGTTGTCGAGGCTCTTGTCAGTCGTGGCCTCATCCGTCCTGCGGATGAGGTCATGGCTCTCAGGAGCCTTGGACTGCGAGACGGAGCGACCTGGAGCTTCACTGATCTTGGTGACAAGATCGGTGAAGGGCCGTTCCGGCGAGGGAGTCCGATGGGCACGCCTCTGTCCTTTGTTGTACTCTCTTGGGTGAACGCCTGGGCCACCAGTGCGTTCACTAAGAGCCTCACTCACGGGGACGACGCCGTGGGGCGCTACAGGGTTGAGGCCTCCTCTCGCAAGGGAGGTCGGGCCTTGAACCTGTACGCTGACCGCGTCGAGTCCGTGGGTGCTTCTCTTAACGTCCGCAAGACCTTCAAGGCCGACCACTCGTGGACGGCCTGTGAGGTTCTTGCAAGACCCAAGGAGTGGAACAAGGACGGAATGGCTCTCTACTTCCCTCCTTCTATTCCGCCGCCGGTCCTTAGGGCACCGGTGGGGGCCGACCTCAGGCTTGACAACCTGGGGCTTAGGCGAATGGAGAGAGTGATGAGAGCCCGCTTCCCGTGGATCGTGAAGGACCCCCGTCTGCATCTTCCGGTGCAGGTGGGTGGCCTCGGATACACGGGTCGCGGGTTGTCCGTGTCTCGTAAGTTGCGCGCACGCCTCGGTGCCCTGGTTTCCAGGGGGCCGAGTGTCGTGGTCGCGACTGACTTGATAGGGACAAAGCCATTCCGCGAGGCGGGCCTCTACCCGCAACCTCTCGTTCGCGTCGTTAAGCCGGCGTCGTACTGGAAGGCACAGAGAGCAATCTCTGTGTGGTTCCAGCCCGGCGGCTCTGCGACCGTGCCGCTCGAAGCGCTCCTGTCCTTCAAGTCTTGTCTCATCGAAGATGAGATAAGACTCTCTGAGGGCGAGCACTTCAAGCGGAAGAGAGTAGCGGATAGACCAGACAGGGCAAGAAGGTCGGCTGTGTTCCGTCGTATGGGGGTCAGGCCCGCCAAGCCTCTTTCGAGGTCTGGTGGGGTCCCCGCGCTTATACGATGGGCCAAGCTCTCTCGCGAGAGCCTGGTCACAGTCGACCAAGACATAGCTTCTGAGATTCGG